TATCGGTGCGGGGAATCCCGTTGTGTAGGTGGCGTCATCACCTGCGCAGGTGCAAAGGAGCTGCAACTCCTTTGTACTGCCGTGTTTTTTACTTTCTGATCGTATTATACGATATCTGCACTCAGATATCAATACACAGATTTCACAAATATCTGAGCGCAGATATGTCAAAGTTGACAATATAGACAAGGAAAGCAAAATGACTTATACTGATACCATCAATAAAAGGCGGAGGTGCGCAATGTCTACTGAGGAAGCCAAGCGCAGAGCAAAGAAAAAATTCATTGCAGAAAAACTGGAGGGGATCACCTTCCGCGTGCCTGTTGGACAAAAATCCCGCATTCAGGAGCACGCCAAATCTCAGGGGGAATCGACCAACGCCTTTATCTATCGTGCGGTGAACGAGGCCATCGAGAGGGACGAGAAGAAAGGTGATAGCGAAGAATAATCAGGGCGGAAAGGCCGTATGGCCGTAAGCTGACCGGTATCAATCGTCCCGGCCTCAATTACTCGATCAGTTGCTCTCGAACACCGTGGCACGGATGGCGTCCAGATAATACAGATAGGCCGGCAGCCTTGATGGTTATGCCCTCTGTGCAAAATATAAAGGATCCTAACGAGAATTTCTCAGCAGGATCCTTTTATGTTGCGAGGGTCTGAGCCACGGGTGCAGTGGTGTCGAGAGAGACTTTACCTTGCGGTGGGCAGCCCCGCCGCAAGTGGCTGTACCGGGTTCAGTGATGTCACAGCGGATACCTACTACGCGGCCATTGTGACATGGGGCCGCACAGAACAGCATCGCCGACGGGATTGATATGCTCCCTCTATGAGCAATGTCATTAAGTTAATGTCTACTGAATAAACGCCAGTTTTTTCCGCGGCAAGAAATAGCGCAAAATCTGCAAAAGCAGGCGCGAAAGGGTGCGCTGGAGCTTGCGTAGATTCAGCACCACAATCGACATGGCAAGCGTGAAACCTACGGCCTCTTCCAGCTTTGTTTTCACTTTTCCAAGGTTGCATTTGCGCTTGGCAAGACTGAATTGCCGCTCGACCTCAATGCGTTCGTTTTGGTCGAGATAGGTCTGTCGCCTGTCACGCTGTTCATCCTTCTTCGGTCTTCCCAATGCCGAACCGCTGAGCCGGATTCCGTGCAGCTTGCAGAAGCCGAGGTTCTCGCGGTTGCGGTAAATCTTATCCGCCAGTACGCGCTCCGGATAGTGTCCCTCGCGTTCCCCATACCGCTCTATTGTTTCAATCAACTTCGTGGCTTCGTTGTAGGCGTCGAAAGACCAGCACTCCAGCCTTGTCCATCCGTCGGATACGCTGATGTCCGGCTTTGCGCCAAATTCAACCGGCTTTCCCGCCTTACCGCGCACGATTGGTCGGATGAACGGCTGGCTGACACTGACGATTCTGTCGGAAACAGAATGTGTATGGTTGTCGTACATGTACTTCTGCTGTTCGTAAATCTTTCGCAGCGTTTCAAGCCGAAGCTGCTGCTTTGGGGAAGGCTTCAGACCGGATTGCAGCATGGCATCAATAGCGGAAAGGTCTCTGCGCAGGTATTGGAGCTGCTTACGGATGGCTTCGCGCGTCTTCTTTTCGGTGTGCTTGCGGCTGCGCATATACTTGAGGCTGTCCTTGTGCGCTTTATTGCGATAGGTTCTGGGCTTCTTTTCCGTACTCTGCTCCTGCAGCGCATCGATAATCTGTTCGGCATTTTCGCGTGCCTCATCCAAAAGCGACACATCCTGTGGAAAACTGTGGAAAACGGATCTCGGACGGTGCGCAGGTCGCATCCACGATCAGTGTACCGCTGTTACTTCCGCCGCCTGTGGGTGGGTTGACATCGTTATCATTGTCATCCTTCTGCTGCGTATCGGCTTCCTGCTGCCGCGCCTTTGCATCCCGCAGGATCATCTCGTTGATCTCGCCCAGCACTTCCGGTGTCAAACGCTTGCGGAAGTACACCATGAGTGACGGGTCAAATGGCAAACGCTCGTCGTCATAGCCGGCATAACCGCAGAAGTATTGCAGATACGGATTCTCCTGGATCTGCAAGCCGGTTTCCTCATCTGAGAAGCCATACTCCGCTTGAATGATACAGGCTCCCAGGGCCAAACGCAGAGGCTTTGCCACATTGCCCTTGCGATTGGTGAACAGCTTAGCATAGCGTTTCTCAATATCCAGCCAGGGTATTGTCTGCGCCTTTTTGACCCAGCGATTGCTTTCCTTCAGATTCATGCCTACCGGCTGCTTAAAATCCGAAAGGCTGATCTGACCGTTACTGTATCGATACATAGCCATCCTCCAAGTGCAAGGTTTTCCGCCCTTTTTCGCTCTTTTCCTTGCACTTATTATACCATAATTTTTTCTACTCTGCAACGCTCTGAAACGCCCAAATACTGAACATTTCAGCCCTTTGAAGTTCGGTGAAATCGGGGTTATTAGTAACATAGTAGAAACACGCAAAAAAGGCCCTTCCAGCTTGAACCGGAAGGGCCTTTTCTCATGGTCAGGTTTTGGTGGCGTAGTCAAGGGAAATCCACCCGGCACCGCTTTTCAGTTTGCCCCACTTGGCCGCACCTTTGCCGGTGCTTTCGGCCACGATGGTATAAATACCGGGCTGGATGTAGCCGGTTGCACCGTAGTTTGTGCCGGGGCCTTTACGGATATTCAGGTTGGTGATCTTCACCCGCACAAGGTAAGGGGTCACGGTGGCCCCTGTGGTGCCGCCTGTGGGCTTTTCTGCGGCTGGGGGTGTAACTACTACCCCACCACCATTGGAAGCGCCCTGAAGCCTCCTGTTGACTTCTGCGGCAATCTCCCCGTGTCTGGAATAAAGATATTCCCCCGGACAGGCTTTGTTGGCGAAGTCACGGTGAACGGTCATGTTGCATCCGTTCCGATGGTTCACACGATCATTCTTGTTCGTACTCCACACCAACTTCTTGATCCCGTTCCGCTTGCAAATATCCGTTACCAAATCCAACAGGGCCGCATAAGCCTTGGCGGTGACGGCGTAAGGGTGGGTGGTGTCGGAAGCAACTTCAATGGTGATTGCCCGGTTGTCATTGGTGCCGTTGCTGGAACACCAAGAACGATCCTTTTCATCCACGGAAAGGCCAATGGAACCATCCTTACCAACAACATAGTTGGCGGAACATTGCCGGTTTGTGGTGGCGAAATAATCACACCCCTGTTTTGCTGTCCATTGCCCAACGATACAATGAATCGTGATGGTGTCAATGGCATGGTTCCGGGGGCTGGTTTTGTTTTTCGTGATCCGGGTATAGGTTGCAAGGGGGGAATTACTCATTTTCTGTATCTCCTTTCACCTGAAGAATGGCCCTGAACTTGGTGAAGGCTTCCACGATGTATTTACAAGAAACCATCAGCACAGCGCCCACAATGACCAAATCTGCAAAGATTTCTGTGTATTCCTCCGGGATTGTCCACCCAAGCTGATCAGCGTAAATGGGAAGGGTGGTGATTGCCACACACAGCAAAGTCAGGCCCACAACGAAAGTGGCAACCTTCAGCCCGGAATTGATCATTTTCTGTTTGTCGAAAGGCTGAAGCAAAACCTTGATGTTGTAGTAAAGGGAAAAAGCCACATTGGACAGGTACGCACACAGGAAGATCAGCATAGCCCACCCAATATTGATCAGGTTGTTCAAAACAGCGTTCAGCATGGTTCAAATCTCCTTTGTATCGTTATAAATTTCAGGGCCGTACAGTTTCCGAAGTTTAATCCGGTTTTCGGCCTTGGCTTTGGAATAGTAAAACCCGGTGGCGGTTGCTAATTCTGCAAATACGGCGGGGATCAGATAGGCCAGCGGTTCAAGGTTTTCCGTGCGCCAAATCATAATAAGGGTGAAGGCCGTAACCCCAACGGTCACGGCCCCCACCACATACAAGATCAGTTTGGAAAACTCACGCTTTGGCTTTTTGGTTCGTCTGCTCATTCTTCCGGGGGATCGGTGGGCAACTCCAAGAATTTTCTGTGAAGATCGTCCATCACCCCATTCACCCCCAAAGAATGATACTGCTTCCAGCAATTTTCAAAATTATCCCGTGCATAGATCGGGGCATAGCCTTTTTCGGAATACTTATTGAAATCGCTGATCATCTGCGCCCGAAGAAGGGCCTGAATACCGGCCTTCAAAGCCTTGGAATCCTCGGTGTTATGCTTGATTTGGCTCCACAGGTATTTGAATACCGCCAAAATCAAGGTGGGAACACCAATCAAGCACAACACCTGATAAATTGTCATGGCTTTCCCCTCCTGTCAGGCCCCAATCAGGACGGCAATGTGGCGCAAATCTTCAACGGGGCCGTTATAGAAGTCGAAGTTCCAAATCCAATGTTCTTCCTGATCCGGGCGCTTGTACTTCTGACAAAGGGCATCTTCCCAAATCTTCCCCCACCGGGCCTGATACCCGGCATCACGCTTTTCCAGCTTGGGAATGATCCGGTTCAACAGTTCGCCCCGTTCCTGCCCCATGCCATCATCATTCTGTGTGAAGAAGTCATAGGCGTTTTGGCTGGTGGCCGAACACACCGGAAAATCATTCAGGATCAAAAAACCACCCTGACCATTCAGGGTGGTTCCATACGGAATGTTCACTTGTCCGCAAATCGCCTTGAACCTTGCCCGTTTACGGCAAACATAGGTTTTATACTCCATCCGTGCTTTCCTCCCACCCGTACACACCGGGTTCCCACACATTGGAATCCACCGTGGAAATCCAATGCTTTTCCTTATGGCTCACCTTTGCCCCCTTGGAATAAGCGTCATGCGCTCCCACCGGTTGGCTCCATTCGGGCCATTCTTCAGCGGGATCACTCGTTTTGCTCCACAGGCTGGAAGCCGTGTCCGGTGTCCAATCCGCTTGGGAAGTATGGGCCTGAACGCACTTGTAAAGGGTTCCGTTATACCGGCGAATCTGCCCCACCGTGTAGCCAACAGGGAAAGCCCATTCAGCGAACAAATCAGCGTGTTCCGCCGCCGTTTCAGCGTCAATGCTCCCGGCTTCCGCCAAGGTCACAAAGACGATTCCACCGGCTTCCGTGGCCTTGGTGATCTCGCTTCCTGCGTCCGTCTGTTCCAAACTCACCGTTTCCAGTTCATCCATAGCGGCACGGCCCAACAAATGGTAAGCTACACCCTCAAAAACAATGCCCGAAGCGTCAGGCTCCGGGCAAAGGATGTAGCAACCATTTTCGGCTTTCTTGATGTAGTTCAGGTTCTCGGTCAGGCCGATACCGGCCCCGGCTTTGATGATTCTAAACATTGTCCACCTCCGAAAAAGATTGCATGGTAAAGCCGCCGCAACCTTAACAACCGTCCATGATCGTTGAAGTTCCGGTAATAGGCGCTTTGGCACTCCATGTATTGTTCTATGTCAAAGAAGGATCGTTTTCCCTCTTTGAACTCTTTGTGAAACAGCTTCAGCTTTCGCCTTGCCCGTTTCACTCCATCCCGGCTTCCATTCACCTTGATCTTGCCGGTTTCGGTAAGGGTGAACCGTGCTTTACAGAACCGGAATGGCTTTGTAAGCGGGATCACCTTACACTTACGCTTGTTCACTCGGATTCCAGCGGCTTCAAATCGCCTTACAATTTCATGGCCCATCAGCTTTGCTTCATCCACCGTGGGAAAGAAAGCATAGTAATCATCCATGTAATGACCGGCGCAATGAACACGGGCCTGACACTTGATCCATTGGTCAATTTTACTTGGTAACGCCACCATTTCCTGTTGGGAAGGCTCCACGCCCAAAGGCATCCCCCGGCCCGGTGTCGGGCATGGGGAATACTGGATTACAGTATCAGCCAAGTTTTGAAGTTCAGGATTCAAAATCAATTCCCGGTGCCGCTGATATAATAGGGCGTGGGAAGCGTTTGGAAAGAACCCTTTCAAATCCAACAGCAACACAGCACCTTCCCGGCCATAGCGCCGGTAATGCCATCCAAGCTGTTGTTTGATCCGTTTGAACTGCCAATGAAGGCCCTTTCCTTTTTGGCTTGCCCCGTTGTCATAGATCATGGAAGGTGAATATAGCGGGATCAGAACTTCATTGCAAAGGGTTTTGTGGATTTGTCGATCCGTAATGTGTGGGGCATCTATCGGGCGGATTTTGCCCCGTTCCCGAAGGGTGAAATGGGAACAGGCTTTGGGTTTCCATTGCTGTTCCAATACCGTTCGCCGCCGTGTTGCCGTACCAGAAAACAGGTGGCCTTCAAAGTTTTGAACACTTTGCTTCCACCGCACCCCGTTACAGCACTTTTTCCCATAGAAGAACATCTTCCGGTAGGAAAAGACTTTATTCATCGGCCCAAGGCTATTACACCGGGCCTGTTTCCGTTCCAACCGCTTTGCTTTGCGGCGCTGGAACCTTGCTTCATGCCGTTCTTGGCTTGTCATAATAAAAGTATTCGCCCCTCGTACAAATATCTTGTAGGGTGCCGTCTAAATTGCTTTGCCCTCACACATGAAATGGGATAAGGCACATTCACCCACCATGCAAGAAGCGTCCGTGTAAGGGCATCAAAGGGCAGTTTTAGGGATTGAAACCCAAGGAAGTACAACTCCTTTTACATCGGTCGTCTTTCACCTGAAAAGCCGTTTGCCTTCTGTTACTACATTTGACCGTGTATATTTGCAAAATCCGGGCCGCACACCAGCACAGTAATTGGCATTGTTATTGTTGTTGTTGCCATCCGTGTTGACATTCTGGAAATTATTGTTGTTGTTGTAATTAGGGGAACGAAGCCACCACCACACCGCCAACAGGCTCATTATCAGTTGCACACCTAATGGGAAATTATTTCTGTTTTGCTGTTACATTTTTGATTGCCCCTTTCAGAAGTTCGTTTTCTTTGTCGATCAGTTCACCCAAGTTTTGGGCCATCTTATCCAGCTTTTCCATTGCATCCTGTGACTTCACCGGGTTCCCCTTGGAAGTGGTAAAGGCCCCTTCCGGGTTCTGGTTCAGAATCAGGTAAACATGGGTCAAGCGAACATCCAGCGCCATCAGGGAAGCCCGTGCTTCAAGAAGATGGGCCTTCCTCATTTCAATGCGCTGGTTGTCCGAAGGAAAGATACTGTTGGCCTTCTCCGCATGGTCGATGATCTCACCGGCCAGCTTTGCCACCGGCTCCGCAATCAACCGGGAATACCGGGCTGAAAGACGGGTCAGGAAGTTCAGGGTTTCAACATAAATCTGATTGGCCGTGTTGATGAACTCGGCCTTGCTTGTGGTTCTCTTTTGCTTCAGGACAGACATTTTCAGTTATACCCCTTTGGGTGAATTATCGACATTGATCGTTCCTTCCGCCTTTTCCACTTCTTCCAAGTGTTTTAGAAGAACAAATTCAATGTAATTGGTAATGGATCGGTGTTCACGGGTTGCAAGCGCCCCGATCTTGTCAAAGACTTCATCAGATAGGCGCAAGGTGAAAACACGCTTGTTTGTTGCCATACAATACCCCCCTTCAAACAGGCTTATGGATATTGTATGGCTGATTTTGTCCGGTGTATGCACTCAAAAGACAGTTAAATGATAGCACTTTGCCGGAAAACCCCCATTTTCAAAAAATCGTCGGGCG